GGCACGACACTAGCAACGGTTTGATGACAACAGGCATTACGCCTGGTCACGTCGAACAACTTACCTGCTTGCAACTGAATATGGCTATCCTTATAAGATTGCCATTTTTCGTATCCAAGTTCTTGTGTAACGTAACGATCAATAAGTCCATTCATCTTTAAGCTGACTGAGTGACACCGCGAAACATGTGTTTCGCCGGGTAACCTAGCCATAAGTTTACGAAAGAAAAAATCGTTGTACTTATTATGCTTAAAAATTGTGGCCTTACGTCGTACGGTACGGAACTTGTAGTTGCCGGCACGGTTCACTGATAGAGACTCCGAAAACAAATGTGTATTATTTGACTCTGTAATAGGGCCATATAAATGCATCTGCCGGGGTAACCAGACTTTTAGCATAGCTAAAGTGCTGGACTCTTGTTGTGTACCAGTGTGTCTAGCTAACCAGGTGTAAATCTGATTATGCAACACATACAGGTCGTCGACAAACTTTACGGGCTCTTTATGGAAAACGGGTCTAATATCAATACCATTGATATAGTCCGCTCCACAAGACTCACGAAAAGAACCAAAGAAAAAGGATTTCTCAGTATTCACTGAGAAACCGCAATACTCAAATAGTTCTTTAACGAGTAAAGTCGTTTCGGTCCTGCATACAACATCATCTCCGTACACCGCAAAATCGTTATGATCCCAAGGGATCGAACAATATTTATATGCGGCGTACGTAAGTGATGCAAATATCAGTGATTCCAACGCAAATGTGAAGCCGTTACCCATTGAGGATATTTTCTCATAGGTAATGTGTGCTCCATCATACTCACCGCTTGGTGACCTAAGGTCATCCAAGACAGCAAACCACTCTGGAGGTAATAAACTTTTAACAAGTGAGATACTAATAGTATCACTCGCAGCAGAAAGGTCGATAGTACTATGACTGCCAGTCAAAGAAGCTTGCTTAGCAAGCTTTTGATTCTTTGTCTGATCGTCTAGATCTACGCCCCAACGCTTAAGTCGTTTCCGAATCAGATCTTCAGCGCCAAGTTGGAGCTGCAGATTGAACCCAGGTTCGATTGCGATAGTCCGCTCTGTCTGAGCGTTCTTTGGAACAGTTGTAATTCTGTTTCCACTAACTACCGTAAACAGGCTCAAAAGCCAGTTTTCTGGTAAGGGTCCGGAAAAGGGCGAAGCTGACTGTACTACAGTCGAAGCTTTTCCTGTTTTCTTCCGAACTGATCGTGATGTGGGCACTACATAAGAAGTTCTAAAATAGAACTCGTAGGCTTGTAACATCCGGTCGTCAGTAGTAACATAGTCGATAACATAAGGCAGCGCGTTTTTCGTAACTGTCCAATGGTCGGGCTCAGCAAATTTGTAAAAATTTGTAACCTTCCCACCTTTTGGTCCTGAAAACGACTGCCCCGTACCTGGTCTAGCCCCTTTATAAAGATCCTGTTGCTCAAGCGTCTCGCCTAATACGCGGTAGATAAATCTACGTGCGTATGTAAGGCAGTCAACCATTGCATCAGATTCAGGAAAAGCTAAGTCACGCGGTAAGCGTTCGTTAGCCATTTTACACTGGAGTTCTGCAGAGAAGAAAGTTTCACGAGCCTTAAGCTTGCGAGCGTCCTCTCCGTCAGTACCTCCATCCTGAAATTTCTTTACTAAGCTCGAAACCTGGTACACCAACGCACATGCGTGCGTCGAGTAACCAGACTGGTCCATCATACATCGTGGATGCCAGTTTTCTGAAACTTTTGCAAAGTCAGCGAGAGACCCGTTCTGTGAAC